GGCATTAATCATCCTCCATCATAACTTGAGCTTGTTGTATTCCTGACTTAGCAAGGCTAACTCCAGCTCTTAATTTTGATAAATCTTCGTTTTGTTCTAATTTATCTTCAAAATTTTCACGTTGTTGCATTAATCTTGCTCTTGCAAGTTCAACTTGTGCTTGATCGTTGTCTTTTTTACGTTCATTTTCCATAGCACGTAGGTCAACTTCTCTTGCTTTTAGTTTTAGAAGTGGATCAGAGTCAAATTGTGATGTAATTTTCTTCTCTTCCATCATAAAATCTGCTGTCATCTCTGCAACCAACACTGCTTTTCTAGCTTCGATTGCTTGAGAGATCTGTTGTAACTGTTGTGCAGCGTTTGGATCTGTTGCTGCCATCTGTTGTAACATTTGTAGTTGCATTATTTGTTCTCTAAACTCTAATTGTACTTGTTCTTGTGCCATTAAACTAATGTGTTCTAAAATATTTTTCTGTATCGCTGCCATAATCGCAGGATTATTTCTAACCATATTAGTTGACATAAAATTTAAGTGAGCTGTAACGTGTGCTCTATGATCTTGACCAGGAAATGCTTGAAAAGGTTTGCCACCTAAAGCATTAATGTGCTCTACACTTGGATCCATTGGAGCTATGGGCGCAGGAGGTGGTAATATTTGATCTATATTTTTAACACCGATCGCCTCGTACATTTTTCTGTAAGCAGAATATAGATTATGTATTTGTGGATTTGATTGTGCAAGTTGTAATTCTGTTTGTGCCATTGATATTCTTTGCGCCATAGAAAAAATATTTGGATCTGCAACTGGTATGATGTCTATTCTATCGTCAAAGTCTACTTGTTTAATGTTCCGTGCTCCACCGACCACGTCGTATGGATATTCTGGTGGTAAATATTGTGCAACAACTTTTGATAAAAGTTTAAATTCTTTTTTCATTCCTGCATATAATCTTTTATGTATTGCAGACATGACCCGTGATCCACGTTCCAATAATGCTATCGTTGTTCCAACAGCCGCTTGTTGATTACCATCACCCACTTGCATGTCAGCAATAGCCGCGAACCTCTGACCAGCGGTTACAACAATACCCATCAATTGTAATAGTGTTGCTGATGGTTCTTTGTATGGTAATGGAAAGAACGCTTCTCTCAGGTTACCACCTGGTGCGTCCACATCTTTGAACTCACCAGGTTGTATTGGTGATGCTTCGTCTCGGACTCTCACTCCTCTTTGTTTAAATCCAGCAGGCAAGTTAGATAGGGTTCCTGCATCTAATAACTGACGTAAAGCAGCTGTCGCTGTTCTGCTTAATCCGCCAATCATGTGAATCAAACCGAAGCCATAAAATCCAAGTCCTGGAAGAAATTTGAAATGGACAAAGTATTGGATTTTACTTTTCTTTAGATCGTCAGGATTATAGTTTCTTCTAATAGATAATATTTTTCTACTAGCCTCTTCTACGGTTACTATGTAAGGGAGCTTAATTCCTGTAGGTTCACCTTCAGAATCTACTTCTTCAAATCCCTCAAGATCTAAATTTACGTGGCACTCTAAAATATTATACATTGGTTCTTGCTTACCAGTTTTTTTAGTGCCTTCTAATTCTCGTTCTTTTTTTTCTAATTCGTTATTGGTATCTGGTCCTGGTGGGCCAAGTTCAATATCAGAATAAAAACCATTAACTTGTTGTTTACGTAAATCGTTCTCTGATATTTTTATTGTGTGTATAATTGATTCTGCATCATCTAAAGAGTTTGCAGTATAAGGTACAATTAAATCTTCTGCTGGTACAAATTTAGAAACAGCTCTACCTAAAAGTTGATCGTAGTAAACTTTTTTAAATGTAGATCCTGCAAGTGGTAAATGAAACAACATTGAATCAAACTCTGGTTCGTACTCTTGCATTTGATCCATCAATAAATAATTCATGTAGTCTTTTACACGTTGCGATTGTTGTTCAACAGGTGGACTAGAGACACCAATAATCTGTGTTCTAACTGGTCCTTCTGCTGGTAGTAATTCTTTATAAGCTTGTGCTTGAAACTGTGTGACTGCTTCTGCTAACACTGGGTGAGTTGCACCAGATGCTCCTTGAAAAGGTTCTGTTCTGTTTTCGTATTTGAATCCTAAAAGATCTAAACCTTGAATGTATCCTTGCTCCCAGTCTTTTCTGGAAGTTTTATAATCCATGTAATTTTGCACCATCTCGTTTCCAAGAGGGTCTAAAATATCTTCTGGTAAAATGTCAGCGAGATTATCAAAATGGTTTTCTGTTCCAGGTATGTTGATTGCACCTGGTTCAAAATCAATCGTTGCACCACCATCTTCTTCTGGTGTTACTTCTACGGGTAATTTTTCTACAACTTCTTCTTTAACATCAACTTCTTCAGATGGTACTTCGACTTCGGTTCTTACCTGATTGGGAAGCGACTTGTCTATTTCTGCCATTTAATTTCTCCAGTTTGATCGTTTTAACTTGTTTTAACGGAACATTCAACCCCTGTGGATTGGGTCCACGCAAAGGTGGGATTGTGGTAGTGAGCTTTTTCACCATTAGTAATATGTCCTTTTCTTCTGTTCTTTGATCTCCTCTACATAATCCTCTGGGTGATCTATCAGTCCACCCTGTCTAAATCTCAAGATCGCTTGTGTAGTTGAGTCAACTAAATCGTCGTGATCTCCATATGGAAAAGAAGCACACTCTTCAATCACCTCGTGAGCAAACTCTTCGTCAGGAGCCCATATCATACCAGATTCAAACAGAGGTGCAACAGCATTCACACGAGTAAATTTATCGTTACCACGATTAGGTGAAAAATTAGTTACAGGTATATCCATCTTTCTTAACTCGTGAGTTAACGGCAGTCCACTTGCCTTAGACTCAATAATAACTGTTTCAGGCTGCCAGTATTTATATTGCTCTAGTGCCACTCGTCTTAACTCAGGAAACTCGTATCGTCCCTTGATTGCATCAAGCAACATAAGGTTTGCTCCAGAGTCTTCGTTAGGGTACCAAACACCCCATGTAGTAATAGCAGAATAATCTGATGTTTCTTTTTTCGTGAAGGCTGTATCGTATGATTGTATGATGTGATAAATATTTGGCATGTAATCTTTTTCCCATTTATTCCACCACTCACGTTTTAATATTGCACCTTCTTCAGAAGTTGGGTTTTGCATCCATTGTGCGTTCCATTTTGCATTTGGCAAAACTGCTTTTACCTTTTCTAATTCTGCAGAACTCCAATACTCAGGCCATACTGGTTTGTTGTCCATGATCGCTGGAAACTCAACCACGTGCCACTGGTCTGCTTTTGCTTCTGTCTGTGATGTAATTAATTTTGCTGTTAAATCTTTTGTGCTCCACCTTGTCATTACAACCACAATTTTACCACCAGGTTGCAAACGCTGACGAGCACCTGATGTATACCACTCGTATGCTTTTTCTAAAAGGTCCTTGGACATTGCGTCTTGTTCAGAGTGTGGATCGTCGATGATTAGTAGATCAGCACCACGACCTGTTATTGCTCCACCAACACCAGCTGCAAAATACTCGCCCCCTTGTTTTGTTTCCCAACGTCCTGCAGCTTTGGAATCTTCTTGAAGTTTTGTTTTAAATAATTCTTGATATTCTTTTGAGTCGATTACATTTTTCGCCTTACGACCAAAACGAATCGCTAGTTCTGCCGTGTGCGTCGCTTGAATGATTTTTAGTTTTGGATCAAGGCCCACCATCCACGCAGGTAATAAACATGATGCAAATTCTGATTTGGTATGTCTGGGTGGCATGTTAATAATTAATCTATTTATTTTACCCGACGCCAGTTGATTAAACTTATCTGCAATGTGCCTGTGGTGGGACCCCTCTACAAAGTCTCGCCAAACATATTTTACAAAATTTAAAAAATCACTTTGAACACCTTCTTTGATGTCCTCTCTTTTTCGCAAGAGTTTTTTTAATTTGTATTCGTGTTGAATCTTTGCGGGTAACTTATTTTCATCTATTTTAATAGTTTCTTTCATATGGTACCAAAAGTATTTTTAGCCCCTACGGCCGTGTAAATCAAGCATATATATACATACATTAGGATCCCTATCTATAAAAAAGGGGGTATGGGGGCTTCGCCACTTTCGATTTTTGGTGTCGCGTTGGTACCTCTATTTGATTAATGGACCACGCGCCATGAACCACACGCCACGCATAAAA